AACAGAATATACTTATGATGTTAATGCACAAGATGTTCTGATAAACCATGACAATGGTGATGATATCCGTTCTGCTAATAATTTAGTTACAGATCAAATTAATAGCGCTACAGCAAAAGATTTTGGTTTAAAGCAAGAAATTTCTGATGAAACAATTGTTGATGACACAGATGATATCAATGATATAGATCTTAATGAAGAGGAATTGGAAGAAGAAGTCATTGAAGAAGTAGAAGATAGCTATGAACAAGAAATCTTTGAACTTTAATTAAAACATTAAATTTTTAATATTGCAGGGCTGGAGGTAAAACTTCAGCCCTTGTAGTATGTATTGTATTAAACTTGTTAACAAAAAAATTAAACAAAAATGCTATCTAAAGAACAAATATCCAGCCTAAACAACAATAAACAAGAATTAATATTAAGTAAACGCATTGAACGTTATCAATATCTTGGTTTACTATCTGAATATCAACTCCATCCTTTTCTAAAGGTTAACTCATTTCAATACACTAAACTTAATAAGTATCAACATTTTTTGTTTAAACGTGTATTGCATGGTTTAAAGGTTTATACACCTGAAGAAGTTGATAAGCTACATTGGGATAAGAAAAGAAGAATAACAAGAGTTTGGAAGCGTGCTCAAAAAGAATTGAATGCATGGAAGCAAATTATTTGCAATAAGAAAGTAAATAGTTATCTTAGACAAACCTTTTACAAAAGCAAGTTTGCTCTTGATATGGCTAATGTTCCTGCTGAAGAAACATTTGATGACTATAGAAATACAATGTCATTTAAAGATTTAGGTATCAAATATGAAGATATCATTCTTAAATTTATGTCAGTGGGCTTATTACCAAAAAACTTTTTCTTATTAGATGTAAATGAAAATCAATAAAGTATCCTCTAAAATGTCTAAAATAAATGCTGCATATGCTAAGTTGCGTAAGCAGTATTTATTAGACAAATCAGTATGTCATGCTAAAATACATAGATGCTCAATTAAAGCTACTGATGTACATCATAAGAAAGGACGTGGAATTTATCATTTAGATGTATCTACATGGATGCCTTTATGTAGAAATTGTCATGCTTGGATAGAAGAAAATCCTTCTGAAGCATATGAACTTGGTTTCTCAAGTTATAGATCAATTAAATAAATTAAAATTGAGTGGTAATAAATTAATTAAATTCATTATTTGTCTTTTGACATTAATAATATCAACAATATCAATAATAATATGGATAAGAGTAATTCAAATACTATATCTCACGATACACTTAGTACAAGAGATGTAGTTCAGCATGATGCATTATCAGTATCAATTCAACATAAAAGGTGTGGTTTAGCAATATCTATGGGTGTAGGTAAGACAAGAATAGCAATACAGCATATTCAAAAATGTTATAATCAGTTTATTCAAGTTCTAGTTGTAGTACCAAAACATTCAGTAGCTCAGTCATGGAAAGATGAGTTAGGTAAGATGGGACTTGAGAACTTAATAGATCATATAACTTTTACTACCTATATATCACTAAAGAAAAGAGACCCTAAAGAGTTTGATATAGTATATTTAGATGAGTGTCATTCACTTAAATATATTCATGAAACATTTTTAAGTAAGTTTACTGGTAAAATTTTAGGTTTAACTGGCACACCACCAAAGGATACAGTTTCTGAAAAAGGTATGTTAGTTCAAAAGTACTGTCCTATTAAATATAAATTTACCACAGATGAAGCAACTGAATCTAATATATTAAATGACTATAAGATAGTTATACACACATTAGAACTATCTAATGAGCCTTCTTTAAAGAAAAAGAAAAAAGATGGTGGATTCTGGTATACATCTGAAAAGAAAGATTATGATTATGTAACTAAAAGACTAGCGCAGGCCAATACAGACAAGCAAATTCAGTTTGGAAGGATTATGCGCATGAGAGCTTTAATGGACTACACAAGTAAAGAAAGGTATGTTAAAACCATATTAAATAATGTAAGTTCAAAGTGTATAGTATTTGCTAACACTCAAAAGCAAGCAGATAGAATATGCAAACATAGTTACCATTCTAAAAACTCTAAATCAGAAGATAATCTTGAGTTATTTTCTGATGGTAGGATTGATAAGTTATCTTGTGTCTTACAACTATCAGAAGGAGTATCAATACCTAATTTAAAATCTGGTATTATTATGCATGCATATGGTAATGAGAGAAAAACAGCTCAAAGAATAGGAAGATTGTTAAGATTAAATCCAAATGAAACAGCAGTGTGTCACATATTGATGTATAAAGGAACGCAAGATGAAAAGTGGGTTTCTGATGCAGTTAAAGGATTTGATCAATCAAAAGTTAGTTATTATAATCCATTAAAAAAGTAAAATTATGGGTAAAATGAAAGATTTATTTATTAAAAAACAAGAAGAGTATATGTACAACTCTTTAAAGCATTATACTAGCCCTTATATTCTTACATTAGAATATAATATTGGTGAAACTAGATTGCTTATAGACTACACATATGAAGAAGGAGAACCAGATGAAATATTTAATTTAAATGGTGATCCTGGTACTCCAGGTTATGGGCCAGCAATAGAAATAATAAATGTTTGGTCACTTCTTAAAAACAGATCAGGTAATAGTGTTATTGTAGATGTAACTCATATACTTGACTTAGATTTTGAGGAAATAGTATTAGATAATCACTAAATAATTAAAATGAAAACACAAAACCAAAGTATATTAATACATGCTTCAGCTGAAAAAGCAATAGAACATCTAAATAATGTAAGTTATTTATCAGATATTAATGTAAAATATAAAGGTAAAAATAAAAGTAATATTGATAATGCAATAGCTAGATTGTCTGATATAAAAGCTTTATCTCTAATTAATTTAGAAGGATCTATAAAAAACAAAGCTTCAAATCCTATTATTAAAGATAACTATCTTGAAACTGTACCTGACTCTAAGCTTATGTTAATATCCAGTATTATAACTGCATTTATTATTTTACTTATATTGTCTTTTATATGAAGGATAATTTATTTGTGAAAGCTAGTGTTAAAGATGGCAAACTATACTTTCCTATTAAGGCAATGGGAACAAAGTATAGAAAGTTTTTTGAACAGCTTCAAGATAATTCTAAATTAGAAATATTTATTGGTGTAAGCGGTGTTAAAGGTAGTAATCCTCAATTAGCACGCTTACATGCAATGATTAGAGAAATAGCACAAGAGATTGGTTATACTTTTGAAGAAGCTAAAATACAAGTTAAGAGATCTTCAGGTTTATGCTTTGTTAAAGATAAGCAAGAATACTGTAAATCATTTGCTGACTGTGATAAAGATGAGTTAAATCTAGCCATACAATCATGCATAGAAATAGGTGACTTTAATGGTATGCAGTTACGCTAAAGTTGTTTTGCTTGCTATTTCCTCTAGTTTTTCTTGAACTTTATCACTTCCTTCCATCATGAGTTTGCTGATTTCTTTTAGATCTTTCATAGTAGCAGTTGTTTTAGTTGGCTTATTTAATTTTTGTTCATAAGCTTTAATCTTTAAAACCTGCAGTATTGAGAATAGTGTATAGATTTGTTTTTCCCAATTATCTAATTCTATATCTTTCATTGCATCTGGCTCACCACTATTATGGTTATCTTTTATTTTATCAAACTTTTTAAAAGTATCACCAACTGTTTCCATTCTGTTTTCAGAATAGATCATGTCTTGAATTATGTTTTGTAAAGACGTAATAAATACTGTAGATAGCTCTATATCTTTTATTATATCTTTATAATCCCATTCATCATAAGTTACAAATTCTTCCTTGCCCATAATAATTAATTTAAATTAAACAAATATAAGCTAATATAATGAAAAAAATTGAAATAGATACAGATTTATTAAAGTCTGACTTAAATGATAATATAAAAAATAGTAGTTGGAGTAACATACTCTTACCTTATATTAATAGTGAAGCTTTTGATAAGATTATAAATACTTTAGTTAATAATGTAAATGAAGGTAAACGCTTTACACCTAAGTTTAAAGATATATTTAATGGTTTTTATGAATGCCCTTATGAAGATCTTAAAGTTGTCATAGTAGGTCAAGATCCATACCCACAATTAGGTGTAGCTGACGGAATTGCATTTAGCTGTAGTAAAAAAGGTAAAACAGAAAAGTCACTGCAATATATTTTTAAAAGTTTATATGGTAAACATGAAGGTTATAATAATGATTTAAGACGTTGGTCTAACCAAGGTGTTTTATTAATTAATACAGCATTTACCTGTGAGATTAATAAAATTGGTTCTCATTACTCTATATGGAAAATGTTTACAGAATATATATTTAGTAGCATAAATAAATATAACCCTAATACTATATTTATACTTATGGGTAAAAAAGCGGAGTCATGGCAGACATTATTACCAAATTGCACGATCCTTAAATGTGCACACCCAGCATCAGCAGCATATAGAGGTGGTTTATGGGATTCAAATGATGTCTTTAACAAAGCAAATAAAATATTAGTAGATAGATCTGAAAGAATAATACAATGGTGGTAGAAAATAAATTAACAGATAAAGAGAAAACAATTAAAAACTTTAAAGATACTTTTTATAATTTATATGGTGTAAAACTGTATATTTATACCCCTTTAAAAAATCAGTCAATAATATCTATTAAAGTTTTTCATGATGCCGCTTTATCTGCATTACATGAAAATAATCCAGATTTTATAAATATTGAACATTTAAGTTATAGACTTAAAACTAGACGTTTTACTATATACGTTCAAGTAATGTGCTTTTTAGCTGTAAACGCTGGTCATACTAAAGTAGACGTAGGTAAGTTTTTAAAAAGACACCATGCGTCAGTCATTTACTCATGTACAGCAATTAAAGATGCATTTTCTACAAATGATGCTTTAATTTTATCAGCTTATAGTAGCACTTTAAAAAAATTAAAAAACTATGTGGGATCTATTCCAGAAAATAATAAAAGCAAATCTAACTCCTAATGAAAGTTTAATATTATTTAGCATGAAGCAAAAAGTATCTTTGCCTTTACTAGATCAGAAAGATAAAGTTAGCTTAGTTAATAAAGGATTTCTTGAATTAAAAGATAAAAAATATATAATGACAAGTCAATCAAAAGCAATATGTGCTAGACTTGATAGTTACTTTATAAAAGCAAAGAAAAAAACTGATATTCAATTGATGGGTAAAAATTTTGCTGAAAAGATAAATAACTATAGAGAAGTATTTCCAGCTAGAAAGCTACCAAGTGGAAAACCAGCAAGAAATAATGTTAAAGCCTTAGGAGAAGCATTTAAATGGTTTTTTGAAACATATGATCACTCATGGGATCAAATACATGAAGCTACTAGAATGTATGTTAATGAGTATAGAGATGCAGAATATATGTATATGCAGACAAGTCAATACTTTATATGTAAGCAAGATAAACACAGGGTAAAGCACTCTACATTAGCTGATTACTGTGATATGATAGTAGATGGTGTAAGTACAGAAGATGAACACTTTAAAGAAAACGTAGTATGAGTAAACCAACATCAGCATGGGTGGGCCAATATACAGCCTTCAATGATGCACTGAAATATATGTATGCTAGATCTACTGGTGAAGAGAAGTCAATATATACTCCTTGGCCTAAATTTAATGATGCTGCTACTGATGGTTTAGAGTGGAATACACTTACTGTCATTGGTGGTAGACCTGGTTCAGGTAAGACACTAATAAAAGATCAAATTATAAGAGAGTCTTTTGCATTAAATCCTCATGATAAGTTTAGAGTATTAGAATTTCAATTTGAAATGGTTGGTAGAACTTCAGCAATTAGAGAATTTAGTTCTATAACAGGTAAAACATATAAAGAGTTATGTAGTGCAGGTAGTATACTAACTACAGATACTTTAAATAAATGCCATCAGTATGCAAAAGAAAGAGTTAAAAATCCAGTAGATATAATAAGTACACCAATGACTGTTAATCAGATGCGTGATCAGATAGATAGCTATATGAATTTACATAAAGGTGTAAAGACCATGGTAACTCTTGATCATACTATGTTAGTAAAAAGAGCTCCTTATCAAAATAATACATTAGATATGTTATTTGAATTAGGTGAGTTCTTTACACAATGTAAAAGAGATTATCCTGTGCTGTTTATTGCTTTATCACAGTTAAATAGGAATATAGATAGTCCTGACAGAGCCATTGATGGTAAATATGGTAATTATATACTTGAGTCAGATATTTTTGGTTCAGATGCTATGCTACAACATGCTGATATGTTAATTGGTATTAATAGACCAGCTAAACAAAAGATTAGGTTCTATGGTCCTGATAGATATATCATTGAAAATGATAGAACCCTTGTATTACACTTTCTTAAAGCAAGAAATGGTGATGCAAGAATGAGTTTCTTTAAAGCTAAGTTTGAACAAATGAAAATAGAAGAAATGCAAACGCCTGGACAACAGGATAGAAGGTAACATTAATGAATTTATAACTAAATAACAATAATATGGGATTAACACCCTCAGAACGCAAACTTAAAGTTGCAAAGTTAAAAGAACAGCATGAAGATTACTTTCAAACAGAAGGTAAGATAAATGCATTATATATTCCTAAGATGGCATACAGACCATCTGGTAAAGATGAACTATACATAAGTTTCTTTCCAAGTGAGCTTGAAAAAGAAATAGATGTATATACAGAATTTGTAAGTATTGATTATGATTCTGAAGATCCAAAGAGGACTCTATATTTACTTAAGTATAATCCGCACTGGAAATCTGAATATGAATTAATTACAAGTAACTCAGGATTTCAAAGACACATGGTTCCAGTAAATGAATTAAAAGTTATTAATGATATAACTTCTAGAGAAAAATCTATTATAAAAGAACCTAAATTTGTATCGGATATAAGTAAAACGTTATTTGATTTGCCAAATCCTGATGGAGGATCAACCACTGTTCTTGTAGATAAACTTGAAGAGATCAATCAAACATTAATCACATTAACCAAAGTAATCAATAAATTTAATAAATAAATCATGGCAAACAGCGTATTAGTTATTGCTGATTCAGGTACAGGAAAGTCTACTTCAATCAGAACATTAAACCCAAAAGAGACTTTTATTATAAATATAGCCAACAAACCTCTACCGTTTAAAGGTTGGAAGGGCATGTACAGTCAGATATCCAAAGATAATCCAAAAGGAAACTTGACATCTACAGCTACTGCACCTGGTATCATTAAAGCAATGAGGCATGTAAATGACAAAATGGATCATATAAAAAACATTGTAATTGATGATTGGCAATATATGAGTTCTTTTGAATATTTTGATAGAGCCAATGAAAAAGGTTATGATAAATTTACTCAGATTGCAGCTAACTTAGCTCAAGTTGCTAAGTTGCCTAAAGATCTAAGAGATGATTTAAATATATTTTTCTTGACTCACTCAGAAGATTCCACTGATATAAATGGTAATAGAAAAATCAAAGCAAAAACAATAGGTAAGATGATTGATAATACTCTTACTCTAGAAGGTTTGTTTTCTATAGTTCTTTTTGGTAAAGTAAATAAAAATGATGATGGTGTACTCCAATACGGTTTTGAAACTCAAAACTCAGGAGAAAACACATGTAAATCACCAATGGGTATGTTTGAAGATTTATTTATTCCTAATGATCTTCAATTTGTAAAAGATTGTATTGATAAGTACAATAAATAATTAATTAATTAATAAACTAAATTATGTTAAACACTAAAGACATGTCTGCTGGAACAGGCAAAGCTAAACCAGTAATTGGAACAGGCAATCAAAAAATTAAGATCAATTCTATTACATTTGATCAAACTCCATATGATATGGATGCATACAACATTACACTTCATGTAGAAAGTGAGCCTATGGATGGTGATTTTAATGGCTTTTTAAAAGATGTTAATAATCCAAGTGGACCACGTTTTGAAGGTCAAGTTGGTAGAGTAAGGTTCTCTCCTTATCCATTTAAAGATACTACATTACCTAATGGCAATGAGATTAGCCGTGATAATGAAGTCTTAAAGGCAATGATATTTTTATCAGAAACTGTTAATAAAAGAGAAGAACTAGATGCTATTGAGGCTTCTACTATAGAAGATTTTATGAGTAAAGCTTCAATTATTTGTTCTAATACAGGCTATATAAACGCATGTCTTGGAGCAAGAGAATGGGAAAATAGAGAAGGTTATGTAAATAATGATTTATTTTTACCAAAAAGGAATAGAATGGGCATTCCTTTAGAAGCTCTTGATGTAGAAGATTCTAACCTTACAGTTTTTGATAAAACTGACAGCAATCATTTTAGACCTTTTATTAAAAAAGAAGCTGCTGTTGTTAATAGTTTTGAACCAAGTTCTACTTCAGGATCTGATTTTGAACTGTAATATTATAAATTAATTTAAGTGGGTTCAATTAATTTTGAGCCCACTTTTTTAATATATTAATTTTATGTTTAATACTAAAAATTTTATAGATAAATGGGAAAATGTACCCAGTACTTGGGTTTTTGAACATTACCTAAATTTACCTGAACTATTGATTGGTCAAGATATAAAGATCAAATCAATATTTAATCCTATGGAAAAGACACCGAGTTTTTGCATATATGTAGATCAATCTATAATGCAATATAAATTTAAAGACTTTTCAACAGGTAAGGGTGGTAGTAAAATTGACTTAATAAAGTTTATGTTTAACTTAGATGTTAATAATGCTATAACAAAACTGACTTCAGATTATAATAAATATAATAAATCATCACAAGCTATAAATAAAACAGTTAAATCTATAAATAGATGGAAAGTTGACTTTATAAAAAAAAGACAATGGACTAAGCTTGATAAAGACTTTTGGTTAAGCTTTAGAATAGGAAAAACATTATTAACTGAATATAACGTCAATCCAATTGAATATTATAATTTAATTAAAGATGGGTCAGACAAAATAGAATCACTTACAATAAACCCTAAGTGTGGCTATGGTTACTTTGATAAAGATAATGATGTATACAAGATATATCAACCTTTTAACAAAAAGTACAAATTCTGCAAAGTTAAATCTTACCTACAAGGTAAAGATCAGCTATCATATAACAAACCATACTTAGTTATATGCTCATCACTTAAAGATGCAATGTGCCTTAAAAGTATTGGTTACAATATTGATGTAATTAGTCCTGATTCAGAAAATACTATCATTAAACCTCATATTATTCAAAACTTTAAGAATAAATATGAAAAAGTAATTACAGTATTTGATAATGATGATGCAGGCAAGAAAGCTGTAAAAGTTTATCATGATAGATATAATATTCATGGGTTTGTACCTACTATAAGTAAGGATATATCAGATGCTATGAAAGAACATGGTTTTGAAAAAGTTCATGCTCATTTAAAACCTTTATTAAAATTGGCATTAAAACAATAATATGGAAAATAAAAAATGGTTTATACCAGGATCAGTACCAAGTAGTAAGAATGGCCGTAGATGGACAGGTAAATACTTTATAGCTAGTAAAGCTGTAATGAACTATAGAAAGATTGCTAAAGATTATTATGCAAAATATGCTGATGATTTTAAAGCTGAACTAGCTAAACATACATTACCAGCAAAAATATCTTTTACATTTGTTAGAGGCAGTCGCCATAAATTTGATTATATCAACCCTGCACAAACTGTGCAAGATGATATGGTTAAAGCAGGGTGGATTGAAGATGACAATGCAGAATTTATTTTACCTGCATTTGAACAATACAGTTATGATAAAGAAAAGCCGGGTGTATGGATAGAAATATTAAAAGAAAATAGTTTAAAAGATAATGAAAGATCAGGAAATACAAAAAAGATTGAAACAAGTTCTTCTAATAGCAAAACTAAAAGATCTAGGAGTAAGTGAAGTTGAAATAACTTTTTCAGGCTCCGGAGATAGTGGTGATATAGATGATGTAATTTATAGATACAAAAGTAAGAATAAGAAAAGTAATATAAGTTATTACATATCATCAAGAATTAAAAATAGTGATGAAAACATACTTATGCAATTAGCAATAGATATAATTGATAGTAAAATAGATACAGCTGGTGATTTGGTTAATAACAAAGGCTCTTATGCTTCAATGTATATTGATGTTTATAAACAAAGCTATGATTTATCATACAATAGACTAGTTGTACAAGAAAAGAATTATTCAAATGAAATGTTATTTACATGATATAGATTAATTAAAAAATTATGGTAAAAGAATTCAAAGTTTCAGATTTTAAAAATTTAAAAGAATTATTAAACGCATCTCATGAAGATGACATAAGTATTGGGTTAAAAAATATAAAAAGTATAAACTTAGATCCAATATACATACTAATGTTAATTAAAATATCTAATGAATATACAAGAGAAAGAATATTAGATGAACACCAAGATATATTTTTGATGGATAAATTTTCTCATTATAAAAATAGATTAGATATAAATAAGCGTTTTGGTAGCCATATAGAAATAAATGATATATGCTGGGATAATCTATATAATACAATTAAAGATCATTATTCACATGATTCTGAAATCATTAAAATATTTACAAAACAATTTACTAAAGAATTAACATCAACAATTAC